ATATATTACTATAATAAAATGATCTTCTTAATTCAGAAGCACTTGATCTATTAGTATCTTCTGGAAAACCAATCATAAATAGTGGGACTCCAAATTGTCCAGAAACTAAACTCATACCAAATTTAAGTAAATCTAAATATTTCATATCTTCTGGTTTAAGTCCTAAATTTTCTGCTTTAGCTCCTTTGAATGTTACCATTGGTTTACCAGCATTATGAGAACCCATATAGTTTTTTTCAAACCAAACTGATACTGCTTCTGCATCTGATTCATTAGAATCTTCTGGTAATATTAATTGTAAAGTTGGTACTCCACCATTTTTTAATATAGATAAGTTAAATGTAATAGCACTAAGAAGCATTTGAAGAATAGAACTATTTGTTTCTAAAACAGCTTTACCATAAATACCAGCAGATGGATTAGGTCTTCTAAAATGAGATACTTTATTTAATCCATAAACAATTTTTTTAGATCCTTCTATTTCTTGTAAATATCCTATTTTTTCTAATACTCCTCTAGTTTTTTTATCTTTATTAACTAATATTTTAATTTTAGCTGTATCTAAAGTATATAATTGTGATACTTTAAAATTTTTCTTATTAGAAGAACCTTTTGTTGGAACTTTTTCAATATACCAATCACCATATCTTAAATAATTAGTTAAACCTTCACTAACTAACATTTCAATAGTTTCGTCTGGATTAGGACTATCAAAAAAATCTATTAATATTTTTAAATCTTTTTTTGTACCAGATTGCCCTTTAATTTTTTCAATACAGTATCCAGAACCTATAACAGAATTTACAATTCTATTAACACATTGAACTGAACCTGGGGCATTGGAATATAAAGTATAAAGAGTTGAATAATTTTTACCAGAATATAATTCACTTGCTGAATTTTTATTAGAAGAAGTTGTTATTACATATTGTCTTGTTCCTACTTTTTCTTGTGATTTATTTAATAGTTTTTCTGCGGTTATTTTTGACCAAGCTTGTTTTTCAGTTTCAATTTTACTATTAATAGCATTTTGAATATTATCGCTTTTTAGAACAAAATTTGCTAAAAAATTTGGTATTTTCATAAAAAAAGTTAAAATTTATTAAAAAAAACTAACCTGCACCCAAAAAACCTCGTCCTGGGGTTCTCTTGCTACAATGATAGCATACTCCAGCTACAGCGTCACTAAGGTCTTTACTACCCCTTCTTGGGTGGTCTATTTTTCTACCATTAACTTCTTCTAATTGTTGTAATTCTGAAATTAAATCTTTATTATAATAAAAATCTAAACGATCAGTTAATAATGCTTCTTTCAAAGTATAATAAGGCTCTGTTGTTTTATCTACTGATAAAACTTGAACATGAAAGCCTTTTTCTTTAAGAGTTTGAATGCTGTCTATGCTTTGCCAGCCATCGTACGACACTAAAGCTATGTTATATCCCATATCTCTAAGTTTGTATATTTTATTTCTAACATCGCTAAATAAAATCTCCTCTTTAGGTCTAGCTCTAATTTTCTCCATATAATCTATATAAATTTTAGGTCTTCTTTCAATCTTGCCATCTAGCGTTCTAAGTTTTTCCCAACCATTAAATTTACCCATAGCTATTCCAGCACAATCACCCTTGCCCTCTTTGTTTAAAGCTAAATCAACATGAATAAATCTTTTTTCTGGATCATATTTTTTATTTGAGCGTGAATTAATAAACCAATCTTCAAAGCTGCCAGATATATTAATAGGGCTTTTTCTACTTTTATTTACTGCTGATGGGATAATAGTTGGATCTCTAAATAATCCTTGAATAGCCATTGATGGTTCTGCTCCATAATCTCTTAATGCTTTTTCTGGATTTTGTTTAAATTCATCTTCATATTCTATTGGGATTTTTACTCCCTCTCTTTCTTTAATATACTCACCTAAATCAAATTTCTTTCCAGAATAAAATTCTTTTGGAGTAGCTTCCCATAATGGAGTTCTCATTTTAAATAATTTTTTATTTGTATCATCTCTAAATTTATTTTCAGCAAAATCATAAACATATCTAGGTGAAGTGATAATAAATAATTTACCCCTAGATAAAAAACGAGATTTAATACGCTTTTTAATTTGATTATATGCTTCAAAAGCGTAGTCTTTATCTTTAGTTATTACATGAAAAGAAGCTTCATCAATGACTGCTCCAAAAATATTATATCCTAAAGGTGCTTCTTCATTAGAGCCAAGAGGTAGAATGTATATATTTTTAGGCAATCTCATTTTAGATTTAATTCTTGGATCAGCGGGATAAAATTTAGAAAACCAAGGAGAATTGTCTAATCTGTTTTTGATTTCTCCGAAAACAATATCTTTAGCTTGGCTAAATGATTTTGAAATATTAATAAAAGCAATTTTTGTCCCTTTAGCAAAATTAAAATATCTAGCAGGGTCTTTAAAACATAAAAGTCTAAAAACCATATACTCCATAGCCTTAGAAGCTATGTAACTATTATGAGTTACTGTAAAATCTCCTAATAAATATAAATGATCTTTGTTTAAATCAAATCCATAATAATTGCCAATTCCAATATTTTCTATTTTAAATCCAGTTACTAAAACATCTTTTTTTTGTTTTCTTTTAGAACATTTTTTTCTTAGTAAACGAATTGGTATTTCTTCTAAATTACCAGATATAGAAACTCTATAAGAAATAAATTGTTTATTATTATAAGATGTTATTCTTTGTTTTACATAAGCAGCAAATCCAAGTGATCTACATAAAAAAACAACATCGTTTATAAGTTTTTTATTTTTATTTGAAAATTCTAAACAATTTTTAGATTGAGAACCATCACTATCTATTAACCCTGCTAATAATTGTAATCTAATTTTTCTTGAATTAGTTTTATAGTTTAAGGGGATGTGTTTATTATTAAGAAGTTTGTATTTTTTAAATACTTTTAATATTTTATTTCTATTTTTATTACCACCTTTAATTCCACTTGTAATAATATAAGTAGGACAAGTTTTGTTTTTATTTTGATTAATATTTACAATTAAGTTAAATTTTTTTGCTTGAGCATATACTGTATCTTTAATTTCTTTATCTTGTGTTGCAACACCTACATTGTGATTATTACCATCCCCCAACCATAAACCTAAAAAATATGGATCTATATTAATTTTTTTTTCTTTAAAATCTATTCCAACTCTCCATAATTTTAAAATCCCTTTCATCTTTTTACTAAGTTTTAAATAATCTTCAACAGAAATATTAACTATTTTTCTAGCTTGTTTGTCTAAATTGCCATTTTTATTAATAATCCCTTTATTTGTTCTTTTAAGTGATAAAATATGAGATTTATTAACAATAAATGATTCACCTTTAATTGGGGTTATTTTATAAAGTTCTTCTTCGCCCTTTGATAGTGAAATTACTTTACGAGGTTTACTATCCCAGCCCATTAATAAATCATTTTTTTTAATATTTTCTACAACATCAATTTCTCCAGAATATTTTATTATTTTTGTCCCCTTAGCAAGACATTTGCCTGATCCAATTCCAGCTATATAAAGTATTTCTTCATATTTGCCAAAAGAGTTTAATCGTTCTTCTTCAGTCCCGCTATCAAAAATATCTATTAATAATTTTTTATTATGTTTTCTTGGTTTATCTTCAGGATTAGTATATTGAGGATTTTCAATATACTCCTTAATTGATACAGGATAATGTTGGTATTCTGGATGTTGAAGAACAAACTTAACTTCTTTTAGTTGTTGTTTGTTACTACTTACCAATAGCTTGGTCAATTGCGGCGATAAGGTCATTTTTTTCTTGATCTGTTAGTTTTTCAGCTTCACTAGCAGTATTAAGTATTAAATTATTTTGAGTAAATTGCATTTTTGTTGCATCTTCTTGTCTTACTATCCCTTCAATATCAGATATTTCTTTCATTATACTTAAAGATGTATTTAAAAATTTAGACCTATTAGAGCCTTCTTTAGAATTTAAATTACAACTTAAATAAT